GCAAGCCAGAGAATATGTTCAGGTGGTACGTTTGGTTGAGTTTCTACGCTTAGCAAATTAAAGTTGTAATCTTTCATTTTTGTAGTTTAAGCCAATCTTCTAGGAACATCGTTACCAGCCAAGGGCGGTTGTTCTTACGATGCACAACGATAGGCGTTCGGTCCTTACAATCTCGTGTGCTTTGGTCCATTGCCTTATCGATATTTAAGGCTTCTACCATTTTGCACTCGATATGATAATGAGCTAGCTCAGTGCACTCAACGTCGGAGTCACCACCTTTACCACAATATTGCTGGGTTCTGTGAGCAGAAAAGCCGTAATCTTTGAGACGATTGGCTAGTTCACGCTCTGCACGAGCGCCTTTGGCACGAGAGTTTATCATAGTTACCAGTTACGACATGACCAGTATCGAGCTTTAGTCTTTGGTCCTGGGTTTTCACAGTTGTGCCTGGCTCGAAAAGACTTCCGGCGCTCAGGCTCGTTTTTACGAATCTTCATGTTTGGGTCACCAAAGCGTACCTTGATGACGTTGCCGCTCTCGCTCTTAACGTAAACGGCGAACTTCTTACGCTCGCCAGGGGTACGAAACGGTTTATTAAGAGTAACCTGACGCTCAAGACTTTGACGGATGTTACTTTCCTTTGGCATTACTTTTTCTTCTTGCCTTTAGTAACACCTTTAATCTTGCCAGCGTTCTCCATAGCGTAGAACACGCTTTCGCCTTTCTTTTTGCCGTATTCTTTTTCTAGGGCTTCTCGAATCTTCATCCCTTTTTTGGTCATTGGCATAGAGGCTCCTTGATAGGTGGAGCTTAAGTGTGACTGATGCTAGTTGTTTCTGCAAGCTAAGTTTTTAAGCTGTTGCAGTATTCCCAAAACTCTAACCATGTAGCGGGTGATTCGTGAGGTTCGACACCTTCGCCGCACTCTACGCATAGGCTTGTAGCTGTTTCTAGTTCGCCGACAGCTTCACAATGAGGACACTTCCAATATTCGGTATCGGCCTCATCTTTCATGCGATGCTCAATGCCCATTATTCCTCCTTAAAAGGAACATTAACCCAATCTTTCATTTCTTCGCAGGTTTTTGGCAAAGGTGGCGCTTTTGGATTTATGATAATTGCCGCACCGCTAAATAATACCGCTCTAAAACCAGCCAATAGTTTGTCGTATGGAGCTTGTATAGCAAATGAATTGTAACGTTGTATTTCCTTTAACTCTGCGTACAACTCTTTAAAATCATCGCTGTTAATCCAAATCTCTTCAGGCTGTTGATCGCCACTAGTGTTTAAAACAATGTAAGAATACAACTTATTTTGTACTGATTGGTTGTCCATTATTCCTCCGGTGGCTTAGGTAGCGGCATCCAGTAAAGAATCGTGTCCGTTAAATCCCAATCATGATCTCTTTCATACCAACGCTTGGTTTTTGGCTCATATTCCGCAAGAAAATGACGAGCAGGTATAGTCGGTCCGTATCCAAATGCAACGTAATCATTAAATTCTTCCGGCAACCTATCCTTAACGCTAATCCACTGAGGCACTGCGGCTTGGTAGCCAGCAAGAAAGCTCTCCTTCTCCCAATCGCAGACAAGATCCCAGCTTAGCTGATACTCTTCTACATCTTGATTTGATCGAGGTGCCCTACTCCACTCCTCCGCCAACTCTTCAGGTGTTTTCATCGTCATATTGGACTCCTGCCATAGCATCAACTGATTTTATGATTGCTTGTTCTAGCTCTTTAATCCTAGCTTCGTACTTTTCCTTTGCGGCTTGATAACCAGCGAGGAAGTCGGAAACGCAATGCATTTCTTCAGTAGCATCCCCATCATGACCCCACATCTTTCTTAAATACTCCTCTGCCAACTCTTCCGGTGTCTTGTTCATTCCGCACTCCACACATCTGTTTGTCGTCGTAATCCGCTCGCAAACTCTAGTTTATTGCCTGTGAAACTTAGTTCTTGAAATACAACATGGTTTGTCGGTTGAATTGTGAGGCGTCCGTTCTCAAGCTGGATGAAGCAAAACTCTTTAGCTTGTTCAGGATAAGCTGAGAATCCATCGCCGACAGGTGCAACGGTAAACAGATAGCTGCCAAGGTATTCACGCTCGTTAGCTTTAACCTTGCAGATGAGGCCGCTCAGGTAGGTGTACTCTAAACAAGTAAAGTCCTCTCCATAGCAATCCCAATGTTGAGCCTCTTTTGGCGTCCATGTTGGTGTTGGTAAGGTAAACGCAAGGCCATGAGCCGGTACATTCCTGTATATCGCCCCACATTCAAGCATAACGGTACATCCCCAGGTACGGCCAGGATAGGATACTAAGCCAAACCAAACGCAAGGGATGAAGCCTGTAGGCTCCTTGTGAGTATACCTACTATCAACATAACAATAGAGGTGCCTTGGTAGTTCACCGACTAGCGTGTTTTTCATTTGTCCTGCGGTGGTTTAGGTAGCGGCATCCAGTAGGTTACTCTGTTTAGCTCAGTATGCGCTCGATGATAAAACCTGTCATCGCCATTAAATTGGGCAATTTCTTGATAGGTAATTCGTTCGCTACCTTTATCCCAAACGTCTACCCAATCAACGTATATTACGCAATCTTGACCCTCTTCCGGCAACTTATCCTTAACGCTAATCCACTGAGGCACTGCGGCCTGGTAACCAGCGATGAAATCCTCTACCAGCAGTTCATAATTGTCATCTTCCTGACGCTTGACATACTTGAAATACTTCTCAATAACGTACTCTTTTGCTAATTCCTCTATTGTTTTGCTCATATATCCTCATCAGAAGGGCAGGTCGTCATCTTCAAATGGTGTAAACTTAGGTTCTTGTTTTGGCGATGCTATTGCTTCAGCTTCATGCGTTGCTCTGTCACTGGCATACCCGATAGCAAGCTCAATCATCTCACCGAGTTTCTGTAGATCCTCTTTGTAATAGTATTTTGAATCTTTCCACTGATCTGTTTTCTTGCATTTGTAGGTTTTGCTAATGCTAAAACTGTAACCGCCGTTGTTACTTTCCCAAACTGCAATCTGCAAACCTTTGTCTCTAATTGTCTTGACTGGACCGCTCATATCTTTCCTTCATTTTGTCTAATACGTTTTCTACAACTGCTTTTGCTGTCTCTGTGTTTTTAGGTAGCTGCACAGCGCCTTGCTTGTTAGCTGCCCATGTTGCTGCCCTTAAAAACATTTCTCCTACTTCTCGTAATTCTTCAATGTAAAGAGTCTTAGTCTCTTTCCATTGGTCAGTTGCTTTGTCTTTATAGTGTTTGCCGAACTCAAACGTTAACCGACCGTTGTTTTCCCAGATTATTAGCTGGGCGTTTTTTGCTTTGAAGGCTCCTATCCTCTGTCCCATAATCCTCCTCTAACGTTTGCTTTATCCATCGCATAGCATCGCATTGACCTAATTCAAATTGTGATAACGGTTCGTCGCTTTCAAACGAGTCAATGATGCGCGTCAATTCTGCAAGAAAGTTATTTTCTTTTTTTATCAACGAACACCTCTAGTGCATCATCTATTGCATCAGTGATCCAGACTCGCTTGTTGTCTGCGTAAGTTTTCAAATAACTCAGATATTCTTCTCGGATATACAGAGTGTACCTGACGTATCCGTCTCGAATCTTTTTCGACTTTGGTTTTCGTTCTGCTTTCTTTTTGTTCATAAATACTCCATTGGGCTCTCGCCCGTAACCTAATTTGTTTCCGTTTGAACAGGCTCATAACCTTCCTTAATGTATTGAGTAAGTTTTCCTAGTCGAATGCTCGACCGCCACACGTTGGGCTCAACTTCTTTCGCGTCAGACCCAACGAGATATTCTACTGCCGCTGATAACTTTGATTCGTCTAGTGTGCTGATGTCGTAGTAAGTCGTGACTGCACGTTTCTTTACAGTTTCCACTTCTTCTCTAGTAATCTTTTGGATGCCAAGTACCTCACCAGTCTTTTTGCTGACCACTAACTCCTCGCCTTCGTTTGGTATGATTACGGCTTGAGCGTAATTGCTAGGCATCTCTTCAGCAGTGTAGAGGCCACCTAACTCCTGAATGAACGCTTCACGAATGGCTAAACTCTTGGCACACTTTGCAAGCATCACTGACGGCATTTGAGTCCATATCGGACTGCTCTTTTTGTACTCTGCCATGTAAGCCGTAGCCACTGATGGAAATCGTCTATCCTTTCGATAAACTTTAGCCGTTGCGGCAAGGAGGTTCTTTCCATCCCATTCGTACTCAACCTCCATGCCGTCATATTGCGGATGACTGTTGGCAATCTTTAGGAAACCGTTGATGCCCGTCATTAGCTGCAAGCGTCCACCGGCCTTAATTGCCCATACCTCTTTTGTAATTGGGTTAAGGCCAGTAGAGCGCACTATCTCACCGAATAGTTGGAACTCTGCATCAGTGAGTCCAGGTGCTACGCTGTTACGTAAAGCGTTCAACATATCAAGTGTTGGTGTGTTTGTGTTTGTGATTGTAAGTTGATTAGTCATGATCTGTTACCTCAAATAGTTCGTAGACATCAGGCGTTGCATTATAAATGCAATCGTCGATTAAATCGTTTAGTGATTCAGTGTCTTGATTCGTTGCCACTGATAAATAGTTCCAACCTCCATACGGTTCAAAATACAACCGACCGTCTGAAGTAAATTTACCTTTTACCGTAAACTTAACTTTCTCGTGCTCTAGTATGTAATCTGGAAACTGTGCTTGTATCACTTTCATATATCCCCCTCCCAAAGGTGTGCACACTCTATCTCACAAGTGTACTCAGTGCAATAACTTTCTTTGCATATTGTTTCCCTTCCGTACAGTTAACTTTGCCGCAGTTGTAGACAGTGAGTGCCGCTGATAAGTCGCCTAGCCTGTCAAGCTCCTGTCTCAGTATGAGAGCACCACACCTTACATTGGCTACGGCGTCCCATAACTGCTCGCGCTTTAAGCCGCATCGCTTAGCATTAGCCGGCATGACCTGGCTTAGACCTCTGGCGCCAACCCTGGATTCCGCTTCTCGCTTATAACCTGATTCAACTTTTACCAGGGCATGAAGCAATCGAGGCTCTAGGTCGAAAGCCTTTGCCGCTCTCGTTACCTCTGCCTCTATAAGTCCCCTAGACGGCTCCACAGGGCGTCTTAGAAGCCTAGCCTGATGGTAAACAACCGTCTCAGGTAAGGCGGTGTAGCAAGCAAGTAAAGCGATTGCGGCGCATAACCAGCCGCCGCATGTATCGCTACTCATCGCCGTGTTACCGTTTTAACTGCCTGAGTTGGGTCATCGCCAAACACATAGACACGAACGCCTATTGTGCAGGTGACGACGCCCACAAAGAAGGCAACGTGTAAAACAGTAATAGCAATGCCGGTTGGCGTGAAAAGTAATTCTTTAATAGCTTTCATAATGTTCCCCTTATTTTAAGTTATCCACAGGTTTTCCACAGTCTGACCACAGATAGCATTTGAGTGGCACGTTGTGTGTCGCTTGTGATTCCTGGCGCTCATCGACACGGCTCACCCATAGCTTTCCGCCGACTTCCATGCCGGTACATGCTGAACAACTAAGCAAGATGCACCCTAACAATAGCTTCCCTATATTCATCATCAGTTTCATATATTCCCCTTTTTACCCTGTCATGATTGACAGAGGCTC